CGGGTCAAAGTATGCAGAGAGACTTTGAGGCACAGCGGTTCCATCGGGTATGGAAGCAGCGGAAGGAGGGTGTATCCAACCACGGGGCGACCGAACGAGTGGGCTGGTTGAGCACTGAGCAAAATAAACGCTTGCTGCTAGGTAACTTAAGTAGATCAGTGCAGCAGGGCGAGATGATTGTGCCATGCACGGGGACGATGGACGAGATGTTGGCTTACGTGCTGGACAGTAACGGTCGGGTGGTGGCTGGTCGGTTGCGGGATGAGAGCACGGGGGCGCGGGAGAATCACGGGGATAGAGTGATTGCGTTGGCGTTGGCGTGGATGGCGATGCCGGACGCACCTGTTCCGCAGTACGACCAGAAGACTTACGCTCCGGGAACAGCAGGGGATTTGCTCAAACACTGGGAGGTCAATAGATGATGATTGCTAACGGCGACAAAGTACGTAACTGGGTCAAGGACAATGACGAAGAGGCGATGTTCGCAGATGGACTGGACGATGCGATTATTGCTATTTCGCGTGATTCGCTGACAGGGAAGTACCGGGTGGTGTATGACGTAGCCCGTATCGTTCAGGTCTTGATCAACGATCAGGGCATGGATGAAGATGAGGCGTATGAGCACATGGAGCACAACATCATCAACGCCTATGTTGGTGAGATGACCCCGATCTGGGCGTTCCTCCCAGAGGAGAACTGAGTGGCTAAGAAGAAGAGTCCAAACCTGTCGGTGGGTCGCGGCGAGAAGTTGCCCGTGTCTCAGGGTGCTGGCTTAACTGCTAAGGGTCGAGCCAAGACAAACGCTGCAACGGGCAGCAATCTCAAGGCTCCCACAAAGGACAAGGACAACCCGCGCCACAAATCGTTCTGTGCGCGGAGTAGTTCATGGACGGGTGATCGCGGCAAGGCTGCGAGAAAGCGATGGGGCTGCTAATGGCAAAGAACTCATTGGTTGGAAACATCAACAAACGTAAACGTCTTGGGATCTCGCGCCCCAAGTCGGAATCCACTGTCAGCGCGAAGTCATTTGCCGCCATGAAGAGCGGCTGGAAGAAGAAGAGTAAATGAAGAAGCCAGCAAAGAAGGCGATGTCGAAGTCGCCAATGATGAAGAAGGCTGCTGCGAAGAAGCAGAGCATGGGTATGAAGATGGGCGCAATGCGTAAGGGAGGAATGTGAAATGCCGAAGGTAGGAAAGAAGACGTTCCCATACACCGCCAAGGGGAAGGCTGCTGCGGCAGTTGCGGCAAAGAAGACTGGTAAGAAGGTCACGAAGACGAAGGGTTACTAAATGCTTGGACATCGATTCATCAAGATCCGTGCTACGTGGTATCACGCTGACGAGGTACTACAGATTGACGATCTCGGTGGTCGTATGCGTGTCATGCTGTCCAGTGGATTGAAGTTAGACCTCGACCCCATTGAAGGTGAGAAGGTCGCCAAGCAATTGGAAGATCATGGTCTGACTCAAGCCAAGGGATTTGACAACTCATCGATTGCGATTCTTGTGAATCGATTGTCTTCGCTGGAGAACACGCTTTCAAATATGAAGGCAAAGTTGGCAGCGATTGAATTAGAAGGTAAAGCCAAGCAGAAGGTATCCACGTGATTGACTTTAGTAATATCAACGCCATTCGTGACGAGATCGAACGGGCGGAATACTTTCGCAATGAGCACATGGAAACCCCGAAGGAACTCCGTGAGGCGTTCTCAGGTGCGGCTTATCGAATCGGTCGGGGGACGGAGCAGCCGGAGAACGCAGTCCATGCGTATATTTCGATGGTGCTCCCCCGCATCGTGCATGACAACCCAAAGGTGCGAGTGACGAGTTCGCGCCCGGGCATTCAAAAGACAGCCTGCGTAGCGATGAAGGCTGGTATCAATCGTTGGTCGAAGATGACCCGGGTGCGCGGGACGTTGGAGCGCATTGCCACCGATATGTTGTTGGGCTGGGGCGTTGGCATGGTTGTCAACGAGCCAAAGGGGGCGGAGCGCAAGTGGGATGCTGACGGTCCATATCTGCCACGCCTGTACCGCATTGATCCAGAGCGGTTCTTCATTGATCCGGCAGCGCAGCACTGGGAAGAGGCTCGCTTCATGGGTCACGTGTGGATCAGTGACAAGGAAGACCTGTTGCGCTTGGCTGAGATCGATGCGACTTGGAACAAGGAGGTCATTGAAAGCCTCGCCTGCAACAACGGTGTTGACGAATTACGTGACTATCGTGACATTCCAGAGCGTTGGGAACTTGCCATCTACGAGGTGTGGGTTCCAGAGTTAGATGAGGCTGCTGCCGAACTGATCGATGAGGCAACTGATCAGGCATTGTTCAATGGGACGATCTACACCATTGCCAAGTATCAAGGCAACTCTGGCGCACCAGCACCACGATACGAATACGTCCGCGCTCCGCGCCCCTACTATGGTGCTCCGAATGGTCCGTACATCATGTTCGGGGCGTTCACTGTTCCCAATGACCCATACCCGCTGAGTCCGATTGTGGCTTGCCGCGATCAGATCAACTATGCGAACGAACTGGCTGTTCGTCAGCAAGAGAACACGAAGCGGTACAAGAGAATTCTGGTCGGCGATGCCAAGAACCCCAAGTTGCTACAAGACATTGTCAGTGCGCCGGATCTTTACGTCTTTGCAGAGGCAGGAATCACGGCGCAAAGCATTATCCCCATCGAAGTTGGTGGCACTACAAATCAACATATCCAGTCGGTCGAAACCGCCAAGGAGCGTTTGGATCGAGCACTGGGGATGTCCGATGCGATGCGCGGGAACATCTCAGGTGGAGCATCGGCTACTGAGGTGGCGGTTGCTGAAAGTGCCTCCACGATGCGCATTGCCCACCTCAAGCGCGGGTTCCAAGAGTCGGTAGACACGATCATGCGCAATGTCGGGTGGTATCTCTGGCACGACCAGCGCATCGTCATCCCAGTCGGCGGCGAGGACACCAAGGGTCTGCCGATGGAGGATCCGATCTTCCAAGGCGGTCTAAAGGTGGGTGCTTGGGAGGATATGCAGATCGATGTGGATTCCTATTCAATGGAGCGAACCAGCGAAATGCTGGCGCAAAAGCGTGCTGTGGAGACATTTACGGTTGTAACTCAGGCTGCACAGGCAATGCCAGCCATGCCGTGGATCAAGTGGCGCGACCTGATGTCCTTCCTTGGCGATGCCCAGAACGTCCCGCAGATGGCTGACTTCATTGACGAGTCGATCCTGAAACAGGCAACCCAACCACAGCAAGCACCACAAGGGGGGGTAGGGGGTGTTCCACAAAGTCCTCCTTCCCCGTCTCCTACTGGCGAGCAACCTGCAATATCGGCGCGATCACAAGGCGCAATTGCAGCGGCTGCTTCGAGGATGTAATGCCGAACTACGAATTTACCAATCAAGCAGGGCAAGTCGTGGAGGTTTATTACCCCATGTCCACTGTCCCTTCGGTTGGCGCAGTGGTGCAGCATCCGGAACGCGGCACGTTGACACGCATTCTAAGCAGTGCGCAACTGTCGCCTAACTTCACCACAGGCACATACCCCTATGTCAGTCACACACTGCCGCGCAATATGCCCGGTGTGCGGTGTGATGCCAAGGGTCACCCAATCATCTCAAGCCGTAAGCACGAACGCAATGTTGCGTCTGAGCACGGCTATGTACGAGCAGAGGACTAACTATGGACAGCACTGCTGAACCCATTGATGTCGAAACGCTGCCCAGCGGGGCAACGGAGCAAGACACTGGTATCGAAGTTGACTCATCACAACCAGATGACGATGATTCGATACTTGATCAATTGCTTGGAAGTGTGGAATCCGATGATGATGAAGCCGATGTAGATTCGTCTGCACCTGCTACTGAGTCTGAACCATCCACACCCGCCTTTGACCGTGAAGTGGTCGCCAAGATCCTTAAACGGGATGGCGTACCGGATGCAATCATTTCTTCTGCTTCCGATGCTGTGCTAGCCGAATGGGCTGCAAAGGCTGAGAAGCGACAGAAGGATGTCGATTCATACGGCGGTCGAGTGAAGCAGATGGAAGAGCAACTTGCTCAAGGGAAGTCACCAGCGGATGCGGCTGTCGAGGCTAACAAGCCTACGAATGCGGCTCCAGTAGCGGCTGATCCGTTTGAGCAAATGGCGGAAATGTATGGCGAAGACGTTGTTGCGCCAGTCCGTTCAGCCTTTCAGATGCAACAGCAGCAGATGCAGGAAAGAATGCTGCTTGCCGAAGCCCGTGCATCGGATGCTTCGATACGTGTTCAGTACGGGGCGAAGGCTCCAACCTTTGACGTAGTCGTAGCGAAGATGTCTGCAATGGGTGCGGCAAAGCCGGGTGGGTACGCGAGCATTGATGAACTCACGCGAGCCGCCTACACGGAACTAGTTGGAACCACAAAGTCTGCACCATCGATCAAGAACTCACAGCCAACCGCGCCACGTGCGTCAAGTCCGCCTGTGAAGGCTCCTGTTCGCGATGCTGATGATGATGTTCTTGATCAAATCATTTCTGGGACGCACAATCGTTCGTCCCGCATTAAACGTTAAAGGAATAGGCTATGCCTTCAATTACACAATTCAATGACTTTATGCAGTCAACCGGACCTTCATATCTGAAGAGTGCCGATGCCGTTATCAACGAAGCCGTCAAGAACAACTACGTTCTCTCGCGTCTCCTCAAGGAGAAGGCGAACGAAACAACTGTTCAGGGTGGTACTTCAATCAAGGATGTCATCGTCTTTGACGATTCGTCCACCTACCAGAAGTATGAGCCAAATGATGTGTTCACTTGGCGCAACCCGCAAGTGACCGACACGCTGACCGCTCCTTGGCGTTTCAGCATGGACCATATGTCGTGGACCGATCAGGAAATCGAACTGAACGAAGGCGATGCCAAGGTCATGTACAAGCGCGTGAAGCGCATCAAGGAAATGCGTATGTGGACTTCCATGCTGAACGGCATGGAGAACGACCTGTGGGCAACCACCTTCGGTAACTATGGCAACATGGAAACTGGTGGCAAAGAGCCGTACTCGCTTCCTGCATTCATCACCGAAACCGTTAACTCGGATCTTACCTTTGGTGAGCGTGGCGGCGTTCCGGCTGGTTGGACGAACATCCTTGGTATTAACCCAGTGAATGATCCACGTTGGACGAATCAGGTTTCGTTCTACAAGCGGACCGGAACTGCAAATGATGTTCCTACTACAAAGAATGCTGGTGATTACACTGGTCACAATGCAAATGCATCAATTGCTCGCAATGTGTACAGCCTATTTGGCGCATTTGACGATATGTATCAGAAGGTGCAGTTCAAGGCTCCTTTGACGCAGCGTCAGTACTTTGAGGAAACACAGTTCAATCGTCAAATGATTCTGTGCTCAAAGGAAGGCATCAATCTCTACAAGCGATCACTTCGTGCATCGAACGATATGCTCGTAAGCGCACAGGATTCTGCTTACAACACGCCAACGTACAGTGGTATTCCGGTTGAATACTGCGCCAACATGGACAGTGCTGCAATTTATCCTGCTGTTGCTTCTGGATCGTCAGTTAATGATGATTTGGCTGGTCGTAACGGAGATACGGTTGTTGCTACCGGAAGCGAATTTGCATTGAACACCATCGATAAGGGTGCTCGATTCTGGTTCGTTAACGGTCAGTATGTCACTCCTATCTATCACTCGACTCGCTACATGAAGAAGCATGATGTGATGCGTCACCCAAATCAGCCGTTCACTTGGGTTCAGCCTGTTGACTGCTGGTGGAACGTGTTCTGCAACAGCCGTCAGCGTCACGGAATTGTTGCCCCTATTGCTGTCTAACACAAATGGGGGGTGGGATGACCCACCCCCTTCTCTCACAAAGGAAATCACATGATCTTTACTCCTTCGGCTGGTCCTCTCGGTGCACACCCTGCGCCATACATCACGAAGTGTGTTGCTCGCGTAGCAACACTCGCAGTTGGTGATGTTGTTGTCACTTCGTTTCTTCACAGTACTCCTGTTCTCGATCCAAGTTTGGGCTATGACCCTCTGTATGTGTTCAACTGCGTTGCTCCTGCTGATGGTAATTTGACAAACAACAATGGTTATATTGGGGTTGTTACTGATGTCAATGGAACCAGTGGTGCTGCTGGCTCAATCGTAACCGTGCAGTTTGGTGGAATTGTTACTGCGAAAGTAACGCCATCTACCACTCTCGTTCCCGGAACGATTTTGACTCCAAGTGATGCTGGTGCAACATTTGTTGACGGTGGTGGTGCTACAGCCGCTACCGTTGGTGGTGCTGTTCTGATGCAAGACACGACCGGAACTTCCACCATTCTTGCTCGCGTGTTTGTTCCGCTCCAGTATTGGTTCCGTATTGCTACGCCTTGATGATTGATTAAACCTACACCACTGGACGGGGAAACCCGTCCAGTGGATTTCAATGCTTTACTACAAAGACCTGACGAACCATGTATTGCTTGCCATTGGTGGTCGCCCATCGACTGCCGCTGGTCAGACTGTCGCAGAACGACAGGCTGAGATTATCAATCAGGCTGGTGAGCATCTGTTTGGCTACCAGTGGACGTTCAGGCAAGCCACTGCGCTGTTGTCAACGGTTGCAACCCAGCCCTATGTGGTCTTGCCTGCTGACTTTTCTGAACTGATCGCCGCGTGGAGTGGAACACTTCCGCTCTTGATCACTAATCAGGACGAGGTAGAGAACACCCGCTCGTCTGAATTCAACAGTTACGGTACGCGAGGGTACGTGAAGGCTGTTGTGCCTACGACTGCCGTTCCAACGCAGACATATCAGTTGCAAATCTATCCAACTCCGACAAGTTCGGAGGAAAACAAGATCAAGATCACGTATCGCACTGGATGGCAGCGCGTA